CCTCTCCGCGATTCCGTCGCCGTTCAGGTCGTAGAGGACATATTCCTCGTTCAGCCAGACCTGGCGATTGGCACCCTGCCTGTCGAGCAGGCCATACCAGGTGTTGCGGCCGTCATCGCGGGCATTGGCGAGAATCGAGAAGTTGGGATTGCCGCCGTCGCCAAGATTGACGCCCTCGATGTCGAAGCCCATCTCGACAAGGTCGGACATGCGCTTGGCCGTGACGTGCGCCAGATAGACCTTCGTATCGAGATCGCTGCCGATATCCTGCGAAATCCGCATCTCCTCGAGCGGCACGAAATAATCGGGGAACTCGGCTGCCGTCTCTTCCAGGGAGACGACCTTGACCATCGGCCCGAACTCCGGGTGCTCCCCGGCCTCCTCGGCCTCGATGATCCCGCTTGCGCGCAGCTCCTCTTCGGTTTCGCCGGGAAGCAGCATCGCCGGGATCGTGCTCTCAACCCTCTTGCGCTTCTTCTCGACGCAGGATTTGACGAACCCGACCTTTTCGAGAAGCCCCGCCTTCGCCCAGTCGTGGATTAGCCGATAGCCTGACTTCCGGCGGTAGATGTAGTGCAGCGCCTCCGTAGCGTCGTCACAAGCGTCCTCATCGCCTTCGCTGGTCGGCTCGAACTCGACAATGCGATCCGAACCGGCGAACACGTCCATGATCGACGTGAGCATGTAATCGGCTGTTTCCGACACGTCGCGGGCGACAACCTGACTGCGGCCGTCCTCTTCGTCGCCGTAGGGCTGGCCGTTGTAGCTATCCAGCGCGGCCTCAACATCGGAGAGCAATGTCGAGTCATAAGCGCGGGCTTCCTCGCTCTGCAGAAAGGCGAGGAAATCTGTGGGGATGTCCATTCGCTAAACGATCCCCCCTACGCGCTTGGCGTAATCAATCTTGCCGCCAGCGTTGGCCGCCTTCGGCGCGACCGCCGCAGTTTCAAACGACTTGTAGCCGTGACTGAACTCGTCGTGCCGAGCTGTAGCTTTCCACGTCGCCAGCTTGTCGTCCCAGTCCTTGCGATAGTTATCGAGACACTGGATCAGGCGAGCGCAACGCTCTTCATCAATCCAGACGCTCGGCAGAAGGGCGCGCGACGCCTCGATCCCCGCCGCTTCGGTAGCGATGCGGGGGACGATGGCTATCGGCTTGATTCCGGCTTCTTCGGCCCATTCCCTCTTCGTCTTCGCTACGGCCCCGAGTGAGCGCTGGTCCCCGTCGTGCGGAAAATAGTGCTGGCCGTAGATGTAATCCTTGGAGTTCAGCAGACGGGCGTAATGCTCGAAGCCTTCGCCGCTGTTCTCGTAATAGTCGATAATGCGCTCTTCGGCCCCGAGCTGCTGCTTGAACGTGAGTGCCATCGCATCGCCGACGCCCAAATCCCAATAGACGTTGACCGGCTTGTTCAGCACCGGAACGCGGCAGATGCGGCCCTGTTCGCGCATCTTCCGCATTTCCGTCGCGAAGTAAGCGCCCTCGATTGAAGCCTCGAACGCCTCGTCCGGTGTGGACGGGTATTCGCGCTTCATGTCTTCGCCCTGCTGCTCGGACTTCTTCACATACCAAGCGCGCTGCTTGCAGGTGAGCGGGCGACCCAAAACAGAAACCACATACGGCTGGATCTTGGCGAAATAGGTTTGCTGTTCCGTCGTCTCCAGAACTTCGTCATCGAGCGCGTATTCCGGCGACGTGAACCACGGCGCGAAGTGGAACTTGAAATCGAGCGGTGTCAGATCATCGCCCTTCGAGAGCTTGTCCTGCGCCGCCTTCGTCATCTCGTAAAAGTGTCCGGCATGGCCCTCCGCCGTGGATTCAACCACGATCTGCTGACCAACCGCCACGGTGTTGAACGCGCCAGACTTTACCTCGCGCGCCTTCTCCGGGAATTTCGCGCAGAGCTTGCCATATTCCGAAACATGAAGCCGTTGCAGCGTCCCCGATCGCAGGGAAGTCCCGACGCGGATCGACGAGCCGTTGCTGAACTTCAAACTCCGGACAGTATCACTCGTCGCCGCGACGATCTCGCGAAACTCCGGCGGCAAGGCGTCGTAAGCGAACTTGATCTTGTCCTGAAAGAACGCCTCGGCGTCCGTCAGATTGTGCGCGATGACGCCGGCAGACGTGTTCGGGATGAACAAGCAATCGTCCAGCATCTCAAGCTGGATGATCGTCGTGAACCCTTTCTGCCGTGCCTTCAGGATGATATCGAGGCCGTGACGCTCCGTTATGAAGCGCTCCTGGTCCGCGTTCATTCGGAACGCGATCTCTTTACCGGCCTTGTCCTTGATCCTGTAAAAACCACCCCGCAGTCGCGCCAGCTTGTCCGGCCAGCGCTTGCGGGCGCGGGCTAACCAATCCCCAGCCAACGCTTCAGCTCGTCCGACATCTCGCCCGATACGCTCGCATCGATCTCCTTAGTGAGAATCGACGCAATCATTCGGGCGTACTCGTGAGGCTTCTCTGATCGCATGGTGGCGATAGCCTTGGCCCCAAGCGATTTGTCCTTTTCCGAAGCCTCTTCGAAGTCCTTCAGCAGCGCCCCAAGGAAAGCCTCGCTCAATTTATGGCGCGAACTCTTTGGCCTGCCAGAGGGGTTGCCAGAGAACCCGGGGGCGAACGTGCCGTCCTGATTCCGCCCTGTTGTTTCAGGCTCGCCGTCCATCTCACCCTCGCTTTCAGCTCCCGTATCGGGTGGGCTGTTTTCGGGTTGCTATTCGCCCCTTGCTTCCCGCCGTCTTGCCTCGCGGAACATCAGTCCGCATTCGATGGCGCTCATGGCGATTGCGATGATGAATGAAGCGGCGGCGATCTCGATTGTTTTGAGGGCTATGCGCTTAATCATCGAACACCGTCTGCGATGCGAGCGCTAGCAAGCCTGCTGTCTCGTATCTCGAAAACGGGATTCCGCGGCTTTCCATGAACAATTGGCTTGGCGTGTCGATCAGGACGAGCGCGTGTCTCGCTTCCCCATATTCTCCGCCGTCGATCTCGTCCGCCATGACTCTCAAAGCATCGGCAAGCGAAACCCCGTCAATCGTGAACGACGCAACGTTGTCGGCATTGTGAACGAGCTTCACCGCATCTGCCCATACCAGTCGGACAATTGATCCCCCATCGCGCGATAGAGGTTCACATCGTCCATCCGCTTGTCCCGCTTGGCGTTGGCGACAGCATCGCGGATCATTCGGCCGATGTTGCCGGTCCGGCTCCAGGCGTCGATGATCGGTCCGGCAAACAGCACCGGAGCCGTGTCGTTGTTCATGGGACACCCGCCAGCAGTTGCGCGTGAGGCCAGTGCTTCCGTTTCTCGGTCTGATTCAGAGGCGGTGCTGGCGGGGATATAAAAACGCCCGCGAACCTTCCGGCTGCGGGCGCAATTCCAATCATCGCATTTCGTCCCGATGCGTAGCACAAGCAATCGCGCTTTGCAAGCCTCATGCCGCGCATTTCTTCGCCACTCCCGCAAGCGCCATCGCGCCATCCCTGAGCAACGAAACCATCGCCCAATCGCTGTCGCAGGCCAGCTCGCCAATCACCCGCAATTCCTCGGGCACCGGCCTGTTCGCTTTTCTGAGCGCCATGCGCTTGGCGTCGATCCGCGCGTTGATGATCCGCGCGGCCCACCCGGCGTCTTCATCCGGAAAGAAATGCCTGTCCACGGTTACGTCATGCACCGCTTGCCTGGCGGCATGTCCGGCGTTGCGGAGCATCGCATCCCGAACGTCGAACCATTTCCCAGCAGGATCGCCGTTCGCGCCGTCGCCGCTCGTCCTTGAACGAGGCTCGTATGATCCGAGAGCAGGTGCCAGCGCTCCGTAGTGCCCCCAATAGGCGTTGGAATACCGCAGCAGCTCGTCCAGCAACGTCTCCGCCGGAACCTCCATCCCGTCGAAGACACCGACCAGCATCAGCCGCCCAGCGCATGTCATCTCCAGCCCGATCGATCCGTCGCCCCGGAAATGACGGAACCGCTCTCGCCTCGCGATGACCGCCGCGTTCGGCGGGTTGCGCTCGGTCAAGGCGAGCTTGGCGCGGGATAGCCTTCCCTTCGCCGTTCGCTTTCCGGATTTGCGTGTTCTAGCCATTCTCTTTCCCCCACCCCCGCGCCATCAGGTTGAGATCGTGAAACGAGACCCGTCGGGTCGATAGCGCGCCGTCGCTCCCAGCCTTTCCAGGGTTGCGTTCAGTTCTTCCGTCTCGGCTTCGCTCATCGGTTTGCCGCGACGGTCCATGACCGACTTTCGCGGCGGCGGGAGGGTGCTCTCCGGTCTCTTGCCAACAATCTCTCTCTGCCGCGACCACTTCGACCGCTTCTCAGCGACCAATCGAGCAATCTCCGGCACGATCTGGG